GAGATTTCCGCTTTTGTGCTGGTTGCACACCACGCATTGCTTGTGAATATTGCGTTCATCAAATCGGAGTTGAGGTGCCGCAGCAGTTGTCCGGTAATGTCCGGCATCCCACTGAGCAGACGTGAGCGTTCCGCACGAGATACATGGTAAGTCGCGGTCTCTTTCTCTGATGAAGGCGTTTACGGCTTGTTGGGCTTGTTTAATCCAGTAACTGCGGGGCTTTAAGGCGAGTTTTTGAATCTTAAGTTTATCTTTCTGTTTCTGCTCCTCTCGTCGTCGTTTCTTCTCTGCTGCCTTTTCTGCCTTTTCCGCTTTTTCGCGTTCTTTGCTTCGTCGTTCGAGTGCTATCTTGGTTCCACACTCTGGAGAGCACCACCACTGATTAGCGAATGCAGGGTGAAACCATTCCCGACATTCATCGTTTTTACATCGTCTTCGCGCTGGTTTAGCCATCATCTTCTTCCTCGTGCATCGAGCTATTCGAATCGCTCATCAGCTCTGCGCAGCAGTGCTCACACACGTGAACTTCCAGCACATGCAGCTTCTGACCGCAGTTAGCGCACGTTAAAGCTCGCTCGACGCTTTCTTGTTCGTAACTTCGATTTTGGTCAATCACCTTGTTTTCCTCGCACAATGTCTTAGCCACCGGATATCCCACAGGTGAGCCGTGTAGTTGAAGGTTTTTACGTCAGATTCTTTTGGGATTGGCTTGCGTTTATTTCTGGAGCGTTTCGTTGGAAGGTATTTGCAGTTTTCGCAGATGATGTCGGTGAAACTTCGTCGCTGTCGTCTCATGCCGCCCTGTCTCCCCATCGCGCTTTCCATTCGAGAGCCAGTCGCGCTTCGTCTGACCACTTAACGCCACGCTCTGTACCGAATGCCTGTATAAGCTCTAATAGCTCCGCAAATTCGCTTACACGCATCCTGCTGGTTGACTGGCCTATTACCACAAAGCCATTCCCGGCAAGGTTAGGAACAACATCCTGCTGCTTTAATGCTGCGGTAAACACACACTTCCAGCTTTCTGCATCCAGCCAGCGACCATGCCATTCAACCTGACGAGAGACGTCACCTAAGCAGGCCCATAGCTTCCTGTTTTGGTCTAAGCTGCGGTTGCGTTCCTGAATGGTTACTACGATTGGTTTGGTTGGGTCTGGAGGATTTGCTGTACTGCGTGAATAGCGTTTTGCTGATGTGCTGGAGATCGAATTTTCAAAGGTTAGTTTTTTCATGACTTCCCTCTCCCCCAAATAAAAAGGACCTGCGATTACCAGCAGGCCTGTCATTAGCTCAGTGATGTAGATGGTCATCTTTTAACTCCATATACCGCCAATACCCGTTTCATCGCGGCACTCTGGCGACACTCCTTAAAAATCAGGTTCGTGCTCATCTTTCCTTCCCGTTCTTCCCTGGTAGCAAACCGGTAATACACCGTTCGCCAGACCTTACCTTCGATAACCAGAAGACCTGCCCGTGCCATTTTAGCCGCGGCCTGATTTATGCTGGTTACTGTTGCGCCTGTTAACGCGGCAACGTCCGGCGCACAGAAGCTATTATGCGTCCCCAGGTAATGAATAATTGCCTCTTTGCCCGTCATACACTTGCTCCTTTCAGTCCGAACTTAGCTTTAATTTCTGCGATCTTCGCCAGCGCCTGAACACGATTTAGAGGTCTGCCGCCCATGACAGGAAGTTGTTTTACTGGTTCAGGTATCGTCTCACCACGGTTAATTCGCGCTGTCATACAGGTCAGTTCATCGGCAGCCTTACGGCGTAATTCCGCATCAGTAAGCGCATTGGCCCGCATGTTCTGATACAGGTTGGTGACCAGCCAGTAGTGCGCGTTTGATTTCCACGGATAAGACTCCGCATCCGGATACAGGTCCACGCTTCCGGCAATACTCGTAAACCATATCAACCAGCTCGCTGACGTTTGGCAGTCCGGCGATAACGGATGCTTCTTCCCGGCACCATGCAACAAACTGCCCGGGTGATGGCAGAAATGGTCGATTCTGCCGACGGGCTACGCGCATTCCTGCGTTAACCTGTTCCATTGTGGTGATCCCGTTTTCCCGGAAAGCCAGAACCCACTGGCGGCGGATTTCGTTCAGTTCGTTCTGGTCACGGTTAGCCAGGCTCGCCGGGAAAGTTGCCAGTAACTGGCTGAACACACCGTTGATGATCTGCGCTACCTGCTGTACCTGCGGCTTTTCGTCGTACTGTTCCGGCATGTTGTTGGCGATCCGACGCATCTGCTCACGGTCAAAGTTAACCATCTGTGCGGCGATGTTTTTCATAGATCCACCCCGTAAATCCAGTCTGTGTTTGTCAGGTCGAGTTTTGGTTTGCTGGCTATCATGCCTGCCTGTTGCTTGTTACGGTTGATTTCGAGCTGGGTCCACTTGTCGCGGAGTTTGGCCGGGCTAAGCACGTTACCGGACCAGAAGTTGTCCTGGCATGCCCAGCGGAACAGTACACACATGTCGCGATGGTTACGTCCGTCACGTTCACGCATCAGGCGGATATCGTTAGCCCACCCAGCAAAATTCGGTTTTCTGGCTGATGGTGCGATAGTCTTCACCATGTCAAACATCCACTCTGCGGCGGTCAGGTCTTCTGCTGTCCCCCACTTGCTGCCGCTCTGAATTGCAGCATCCGGTTTCACCACAGAAAGGTCGTTTTCTGGCTGGTCAGAGGATTCGCCAGAATTCTCTGACGAATAATCTTTTCTTTTTTCTTTTGTAATAATGTCTTTTGTGTCCCCCTGTTTTGAGGGATAGCAATCCCCCAATTTGAGGGATGTTTTATCCCTCGTTTTAGGGGATTTTCCCTCGTTTTGAGGGATACACCATTCTGAGATGTTTTTATTTGGTCCAAACATGCCGCCTTGCTGCTTGATAATATTCATTCTGACGAGTTCTAACTTGGCTTCATTGCACCGTTTGACGGGTAACTTTGTAATCTCGCTAAGTTGAGAATCGGTGATTCTGTCCATTGGTTTATTCCACCCATAGGTTTTACGCAGAATGGCAAGCAGCACTTTAAACTGTCGCTTGGTCAGATCTGCGCCCGAATAAGCCTCAAGCAGCATATTTGATAGTCTGGCGTAACCATCATCGAGATCTGCCACATTACGCTCCTGTCCGGCAAAGTTACCTCTGCCGAAGTTGAGTATTTTTGCTGTATTTGTCATAATGACTCCTGTTGATAGATCCAGTAATGACCTCAGAATTCCATCTGGATTTGTTCAGAACGCTCGGTTGCCGCCGGGCGTTTTTTATTGGTGATTTCATCAAGCGCATACTTAAAAGCTCTGCTAATCGGACTGATGTCTGATGCCATGCCAAAAGCACACAAGACCGAAGCTATAAACCTCCAGTCTGTTCTGCTTATCTTCGATTCATGACAGCCAATCATCTTTGCCAGACCGCGCTGAGTAAGCGTTGACAGGTTGATAAGTAAATCTGTTTCTGCGCGATCAACGTCGCGCTGTGATAGTTTGCTGTAATTTGTTTGTTCCATTTCTTAAGATTTCCAATAGTGAATAGTTAGTTGAAAGGTATGCGTGGAAACGCATATGGCCTTAGTTGGTCAGATATCTTGGGGCTCGCTTTTCAGCGACGTAGGACGAATGTCCGTTGTTACAAAGAGCGGCTCCGCTTATTAAGCGGCTTTGTGCTCCGGCGGGAACACGTCATCAAGACTTACTTTTGCGCCTAACTTGTTTAGACACGCAACAAGAGCACGGCATGTTTTAAGGTCTGGGAAGCGACGACCAGATTCCCAATGTCCGATAGCTCCCTGTGTGCATCCAACTGCCTTAGCAAGTGTTGTTTGAGAGATATTCAGTGACTCTCGATATTTTCGTAGGTTGCTCATATGCCCTCCATAGTAACCATGAAGAAAAAATACAATATGTACTTTTTTAATGCAAGCAAAATACACATTGTGCATGGATGGTTGCAATACAGAGCGTAATAATAAGGACATGAAAATGAAATGGTATGAACTGGCTAGATCCAGAATGAAAGAGCTCGGCATAACTCAAGAGAAGTTAGCCGAAGAGCTAGGTATGACGCAGGGTGGAATTGGACACTGGTTGCGCGGATCTCGTCATCCATCTCTTAGTGATATTGGTGTGGTGTTTAAATACCTTGGTATTGATAACATATCATTCAACCACGACGGGACATTTTCACCTGTTGGCGAATACTCATCGGCCCCAGTTAAAAAACAATATGAGTACCCTGTTTTTTCTCATGTTCAGGCTGGGATGTTCTCTCCAGAACTCAGAACCTTTACCAAAGGCGATGCGGAGAGATTGGTAAGCACAACCAAAAAAGCCAGTGACTCTGCATTCTGGCTTGAGGTTGAAGGTAACTCGATGACCGCCCCAACAGGTTCCAAACCTAGTTTTCCTGACGGGATGTTAATTCTGGTTGACCCTGAGCAGGCTGTTGAGCCAGGTGATTTCTGCATAGCCAGACTTGGTGGTGATGAGTTTACCTTCAAGAAACTGATCAGGGATAGCGGTCAGGTGTTTCTACAGCCACTAAACCCGCAATATCCAATGATCCCATGCAATGAGAGTTGTTCCGTTGTGGGGAAAGTTATCGCCAGCCAGTGGCCAGAAGAGACGTTTGGGTGATAGGAAGTAAGTTTTATGTTGACGGCACAGTCAACTTGGCATAGATTAATTAAACCAAGCCCAGCCCCGTTCGCAGACAATTGTTAATATCTGCATAACGGCTCTGGGCTATTTTTTTGGGACTCTTATGAAGAAAGCAGCAATTTTAATTGATGCGGGTTTTTTCATGCAGCGTGTTCATGCTACGCATCGTAAACACTTCGCCGAGCATGAACTGACTGCGCAATGCATAATGAAAGTAATATGGTCAATGGTTCTTTCCCATCTTAATGGAAAACGTCAATCACAAGAACGTAGGGAACCGCTTGAGCTTTATAGAATTTACTTCTATGACTGTCCACCACTCGACATTCAAACACGCCTTCCACTTCCTGAGCCTGGCAATAAGACGCCTGGTCGCAAGAATTTCAAACTCGAAAAATCATATATTCTGAGAACGGAGCTGCATGAAGAGTTAAGAAAAACTCGAAAAACGGCCTTAAGATTAGGGAATCTTGTTGATAATAAGCGATGGCAACTAACTACATTCTCCCTTGATGCTCTGATGAAAGGAACGAAAAAATGGGATGAACTGACAAATGATGATTTTTACTATGACATCAAACAAAAACAAGTTGATATCAAGCTAGGGATGGATATCACGACTTTAGCTTATGAAAAACTTGTTGATGTAATTGTCCTTGTTGCTGGGGACTCAGACTTTGTGCCTGCCGCCAAACACGCCAGAATTAAAGGTATTGATTTTATTCTTGATCCACTAAGACAGAATGTTACCCCATCACTGTCAGAGCACATTGATGGAGTTCAGTCATACAGCTTGATATCAGGACTTGCCGATGCTTTACATGTTGAGCCAGACCCGGCACCTGACTGGTGGGAAGATCGAAAAAAAGGCAAGCCTAGAGGAAAAAACAATAGCGGTAAACGCAGGTATGGAAACACTCAAGCTGAGTCTGCAAAGAAACATCAAAGAAATAAACGATAATCCCATCAACCCGGCCACCGAGCCGGGTTTTCTTTGCCTCACGATCGCCCCACCTAAAAACACATAACCAATTGTATTTATTTTAAAATTAATAGGTGCAACTCACTAAACAACGCAATTCTGATCTCTCCTTACATCGCCGAGGCGATACACCCACGCTAAAAAACAACACTATTAAATACAAAGTGTTATAAAAAACCACCCCATTTTAGAACAAATCGTATTGACCAAATAAAGTACATATCGTACTATTTAACCGTCAGTAGGACGCTGGAAGCCAAACGGAACAGACTGGCAGGCTCTTTAAACAACGTCGAACTCTCGACTACGTGGCTGAAAAGCCAGATCACCCAACCACATGAGCTGTGGGATGCAATGCCGAAGCAACCGTCTCAGGAGGAGCTTCGAGATTGCATCGCCAAAGTTTATTCGGGAGGAATCTATGTCCAGAAAACAGAATTTAAAGGCACCGCAGCTTCTCGCCGTAGAGCTCGTCGCGCAAATCTGCAAAGTCAGAAGGGCGATCAGCTCCGACAAGCTACACAGGCCAACCCCTTCACGAGTGGTCTTGCAATGCAAGCGCAAACCAGCAATGAGAGCAGAAGTAATAACACTGACAACGCTGACCAGAAAATATGAAGGCTCAACTTGTCTTCCAAACGTAGCTCTTTACGCGGCAGGCTACCGGAAATCCAAACAACTGACAGCAAGATGACTTGTGTTGGTCGCCAGAAAATGAAATTAGGCAGCAAACCACTTATTTGAGGTGAGATATGGAAGAAGAATTTGAAGAGTTCGAAGATCATCCTCAGGATGTGATGGAACAATACCAGGACTATCCGTATGACTACGACTATTGATAAGAATCAATGGTGTAGACAATACGAACGACGACAATGATTGCCAGAGAACTTGGTAAACAGAACTACAAGGCTGCCTGATGGTGGCCTTTATTTTTGTCCGTAAATAATTTCATGCTTATTACAATCAAGGTGATATATGGAAGAACAAGCAAACAAGATTCTCGTAGAACTACTGCAAAAAGCCAGTAATGGAATAGACGCGGCTGTTTCATTTAGCCAGGCACAGATTCCTGATGTTGTTCATCAGTTGCTGCTATGGAATATGGTTGACAGTCTGATTAAAACATTAATGGCCATTCTAACAATCCCACTGGTTTTCTGGTTTATGAAGAAGCAGTGCCAAAGAGTTGAGACAGGTAAAATCGGTGATGAAGGATATTCATGGGAGAAAGGAAATCCCAAATACAGGCCGACAATGGTTTGGGATAGCAAAGGTGATATTAATCTTCTTATCATGCCATTGGTTGGAGTTTTGACTCTGTGGGGGATTTTTATTATTGGTGTAGTAACCAATATGACTTGGTTAAAAATTTGGCTGGCCCCAAAGCTTTACCTTATCGAATATGCAGCATCATTGGTTAAGTAATTTCAGGCCGCATAGTCGGCCTTTATTTTTGGTATAAATAACAGAGTAAACACTGCACTGTGTATTCATTCCAACGAGTGAATACACGGAGCAATGTCGCTCGTAACTAAACAGGAGCCGACTTGTTCTGATTATTGGAAATCTTCTTTGCCCTCCAGTGTGAGGGCGATTTTTTATCTATGAGGATATGAACAGATGTCAAACATCAAAAAATACATCATTGATTACGACTGGAAAGCATCAATAGAAATTGAAATTGACCATGACGTAATGACAGAGGAAAAACTTCACCAGATTAATAATTTCTGGTCAGACTCTGAATACCGACTCAATAAACACGGCTCTGTATTAAATGCTGTATTAATCATGCTGGCGCAACATGCTCTGCTTATAGCAATTTCAAGCGACTTAAATGCATATGGTGTTGTGTGTGAGTTCGACTGGAATGATGGAAATGGTCAGGAAGGATGGCCTCCAATGGATGGTAGTGAAGGAATAAGAATTACCGATATCGATACATCAGGAATATTTGATTCAGATGATATGACTATCAAGGCCGCCTGAGCGCGGCGTTACCGCATACCAATTACGCTTCACTCGAGGCGTTTTTCGTTATGTATAAATAAGGAGCACACCATGCAATATGCCATTGCAGGGTGGCCTGTTGCTGGCTGCCCTTCCGAATCTTTACTTGAACGAATCACCCGTAAATTACATGACGGATGGAAACGCCTTATCGACATACTTAATCAGCCAGGAGTCCCAAAAAATGGATCAAACAATTATGGCTATCCAGACTAAATTCACTATCGCCACTTTTATTGGCGATGAAAAGATGTTTCGTGAGGCCGTCGACGCTTATAAAAAATGGATATTAATACTGAAACTGAGATCAAGCAAAAGCATTCACTAACCCCCTTTCCTGTTTTCCTAATCAGCCTGGCATTTCGCGGGCGATATTTTCACAGCCATTTTCAGGAGTTCAGCCATGAACGCTTATTACATTCAGGATCGTCTTGAGGCTCAGAGCTGGGCGCGTCACTACCAGCAGATCGCCCGTGAAGAGAAAGAGGCAGAACTGGCAGACGACATGGAAAAAGGCCTGCCCCAGCACCTGTTTGAATCGCTATGCATCGATCATTTGCAACGCCACGGGGCCAGCAAAAAAGCCATTACCCGTGCGTTTGATGACGATGTTGAGTTTCAGGAGCGCATGGCAGAACACATCCGGTACATGGTTGAAACCATTGCTCACCACCAGGTTGATATTGATTCAGAGGTATAAAACGAATGAGTACAGCACTCGCAACGCTGGCAGGGAAGCTGGCTGAACGTGTCGGCATGGATTCTGTCGACCCACAGGAACTGATCACCACTCTTCGCCAGACGGCATTTAAAGGTGATGCCAGCGATGCGCAGTTCATCGCATTGTTGATCGTCGCCAACCAGTACGGTCTTAATCCGTGGACGAAAGAAATTTACGCCTTCCCTGATAAGCAGAACGGCATCGTTCCGGTGGTGGGCGTTGATGGCTGGTCCCGCATCATCAATGAAAACCAGCAGTTTGATGGCATGGACTTTGAGCAGGACAATGAATCCTGTACATGCCGGATTTACCGCAAGGACCGTAATCATCCGATCTGCGTTACCGAATGGATGGATGAATGCCGCCGCGAACCATTCAAAACTCGCGAAGGCAGAGAAATCACGGGGCCGTGGCAGTCGCATCCCAAACGGATGTTACGGCATAAAGCCATGATTCAGTGTGCCCGTCTCGCCTTCGGATTTGCTGGTATCTATGACAAGGATGAAGCCGAGCGCATTGTCGAAAATACCGCATACACTGCAGAA